TTTCTTCTTAGTCAACAAGTAGATGCGCAATCACAATCTGGTGAGATGCGCCAGGAAGGTGCAACAACTACTACTCAGTCTGAAGTTAAACAAACTACGGAATTCCACACTGATATTGATCAGGTTATAGTGGAGTTGGATACGATCACTGATAGTACTCGTCTCCAAGCTTCTGTGAAGAACACAGAATTAGGTGATTTTTTATCGAGACCTTTACGAATTGGATCTCATAATTTAACAAACGGATTTTACTTAGATTTATCATTCAATCCTTGGCATGATTTTCTATCAAACGCAACTGTCGGTGCCAAACTAGAGCATTATTCTCTTATTCGTGGCACTATGCACGTTAAGTTTTTAATCAACGGAGGACCTTTCTATTTCGGTAACATCATTTGTGGATATAAACCGAAAGGCGCAGGATTTGATTTTGTACAAGAGAATCTCAACGTCGAGGATGACTATTTCCAACGGGCCACTTTGCTAAGTCAAAGACAACATCTTATTATTAATCCTACTAATAGTCAAGGAGGAGAACTTAAATTACCGTTCTTTCACGATAAAAATTATCTCGATTTGATAGACGCTACAGATATATTGGATATGGGAGAAATTAATATGATTTCATTAGCACCCTTAGACCGAGCAATGGGGGCTTCAGATCAACGCCAAATTAACATTACAGTTATGGCGTGGATGACAGATGTTGAGCTTGCAGGACCCACTACTCGTGGTATCCTTTCCCAATCCGGTGAAATGTGGAAAGATGAATATGGTAAAGGCATTATTTCTAGACCAGCAAAAGCCATTGCTAGATGGGCTGGACGATTAAAAGCGATACCTGAAATAGGACCATACGCTACTGCTACGCAAATGGCGGCAGCAGGTGCAGGATCAATAGCAGAATATTGGGGTTTTTCTCGCCCTATAAATGTAGGGCCCATAGATCGTTATAAACATCAAATGTACGGTATTTTAGCTAATAGTGCAATAGATGAGGCTGTTGAAAAGTTAACTTATGATCCAAAACAGGAACTGACAATAGACCATAATGTCGCTGGAGCTAAATTAGATGATGAATTATCAATTAAAGCGATTACTTCCAAGTCGAGCTTACTAACTTATTTCACTTGGAGTGCCGTAGCCAATGAGAATACTCTTTTGGGGACAATTAATGTGACTCCTTGTCATTGTAGTCCGAGAGATAATGGTACCACTGAATACGGTATTGAATGGGTGCAGACGCCTTTGGCGCATGCCACATTTCCATTTAAGTATTGGCGTGGTGGCCTCAATTATCGCTTTCAAATCAATTGTAGTGATTTTCACAGAGGTAGATTATTACTAGTTTATGACCCTCGCGGATTTTCTGATAATGATCCTTCAATGCCAGACACTAACACAGTTTTCTCTCGTATAATTGATTTAGAGGAAACGAAAGACTTTACATTACCAATTCATTGGTTTCAACAAAAGTCGTGGGCAAAAGTTCCTCTGAGCCCTACTGACCTTGGAATAGGTAAAGGCAATACAGACCCGAGTGAGCAGAAAGATTTTTCTAACGGTCAACTGCGCATTTATGTTCTTAATGAGCTTGCTAGTCCAGATGAGGACCTTACAAATAGTGTTCGCATTCTCACTTTTATTAGTGGCGCCGAAGACTATGAAGTCGCTGTACCAAGTGATTATATGATAAAGAGGGCAGCTTTTGGCGGTAGTTTTTTCCATACTACAACAAGTGTTAATAATGCTTGGTCTCAAAGTGGAACTGTTAAAAATGCAGTTTCACAGAGTGGTATTTTGAACAATACCAAAGCTGCGATGGCATCTAAACCAGGGCACGAGGGTTCAAAATTTTTAGAACCGATTGGTGAAATGAGTAAACCAAACGCACTTGCTTTAGTGTATAATGGTGAAACATTTGACTCGTTTCGTGATATGTTTAAACGCTACAATTTGAGTGGAGTATTCGCACGAAAGCGCGACGCTACTTACAGGGACAGAACCACCAGGTACAGGTTAAATTTGCCCAATTTTCCCATGTACAATGGTAGAGCCACAACTAACGGTATGTATCAACAAGACAGATCGGGCGGTTTAAATGCAGTGAATTACAATATTACCGGCCGCACTTTACTAAACTGGATTACACCTGCCTTTGCTGCGCGCAGAGGAGGTATCCGATACAAATACATGCTCGGTTATCATAGAAATACTACTCCATTTGCTATGGTGGTATCTAGAGGACAAGAAGACCATCTTCCCACTTTCGGGACTGTGGAAATCGCCCTAGATACAGCAAGTTCAAATAAGCATGCTGCATATGCGAGCGTACAGGAAACTGGACATAATGGAAGTGCTTTCACTTCCCGTCAACATCCCGTTGTTGAGGTAGAACTTCCATACTATAGTGATAAGAAATTTGAAGACGCCTCAAGTATTGTAACAGCAAATCAGTATCCTAATCACACACATCATGTTGATATATATGATGGCAATAGAAAAGTACACGGTGATTTAGAAATTTTTCAATACGTCGCTACTGGAGAAGATTTTAATCTTTCCTGGTATGTCAATGCACCTTCATTCTTTGTGCAAAATTACTCTCTCTATCCTTAGAGAGTACTTATGGTTTTAAAATAAGAGGACGATTCCTTCATTGTTAACCAAATGTAAACTTTACAATAAGAAGACAGGCTTGTTTTCTTATATATACACTCTGCAACCGGAGTGGCCGCCTCAGGGCGGTGACAGGTAGTATCCCTTTGGGATCAGCTCTGAATTTCGTAACTGGAATTTTTGTCTCTTAGAAGAGATTAGATCATACTACCTGTTGGTAGATGACTGATTCTTTTCCAGAATAGAGTTTTCGAAGGTTAGATATTCATATAGAGCACCTGTCGCGCATCATTGCAAGATGCAAGTGACCGCTACTAGTTAAAAATCCAGAGGGGATTTGTAGCGGTTGGGGCAGTTTTTTAACGCAATAAAAAAAAAAAAAAAAAAAAAATGAAACCGGTGTACCTTG